ATTTGCCCAGTCCACCAAAAACGCTGCCGACCGCTGAATTGACAAACTCGCCGACAATCGACTGCGCGAGGTTGGCTAGGGCTTTTTGCACCGTCGACGTGCCCATGATGATCCCAGTGATCGATGTGTCCAATGTGCGTTGAATTGGTTGGAGCAAACTTTGCCACTGTTTTTGGCTGTTCTGTACCGCCTGGGCGTCGAGTTTGTCTTTATCACTTAAATATTTCTGGTAGGCGAGTTCTTGCTGTTGCAGCAATTTTTGCTGGGTTTGAAAATCATTATCGGCAGCGGCGATTTTCTTTTCAGAATAATCCTGCTCAAGCGCCCATTGGCTGTCGAGGGACGCGTTCAGTTGGGCAATCTCTTCGCTGGCCGAGATTTTGCCGAGGCCGGCTTCCTCTTCGATCGCCGCCTTTTTCCGGGCGTATACTGCGTCGGAAACTTTTTGGTTAGCGGTAAGCGAGGCGAGGGTATCGCGCTCGTTCTGCAGAGCAAGCTGCTTCTCGAGCTGATAGATGTTATTTTCGACCGCCAGCCGATCTTTCGAACCTGCTTCGGTCAATGCGAGCTTGTCTTGCCAGAACGCGAGCTCCTCGGCTTTCGAAGCATTATAGAATGACTGTTCTTCCGCAAGTTGACCTTGCAGCTCACTCCGCCATGTCTGCAGTTGGCTTATCGAACCATGACTGACGGAACCGCTCGACTGCTCTCTTACGGAGATACCGCGGAGCTGCTCGCTGTTAGCGGTCGGGTTGGCGGCGTTGCCGATCACGTTGACAGATCCGGAAAGACTGGCGGCTCTCGCCTGCAATGCGCTAAGCGTCGACCCGATTTGCGCTGCAGCTGAGCCGATATGCGCTTGGGCCTGTTGCGCGGCGGTACCGAGATCAACAAACTGCGCCTTCATCGCCCCGGTAGCGGTCCCTACCGCATCAGCCGCCGCCGCCATTCCTGATTGGAGACCATCGGTCTGCGCGGTTATCGCGACGCTGGTTTCAATATCCGCCATGTTCCCTCGCGTCATAGAGGGCGACCGGACCGCCCTGTTCCATATCTTCGCTGTCTGACGCCCGAGGCTTGATTGCGTTTCAGTCCTTGGCCCCGGATTTCCGCCGCAACTCGCCAAAATCGAGCACGACGGGGCCTAGTCCGTCTTGCACGTCAGTGTTCAGGAAGGCTGGGCCCAACTCAGCAAGCAATTCTTCGACATTGCCCGTGGGACCGGGCGCTGGCGCAGCTTGCGATCTCGACGCAGTCCCGGCCCGATTTTGTTGCCTGCCTGCCCCCAGATAGGCGGCAATCAACAGGTGAGGGGGCGGATGCTCAATCCAATAACAGGTCAGCTCTTCGACCTCGAAGAGCGTCATTGCGTCAATTACCGGGTAACTGTATCCGCAGGCGGTGGCGAGCAGGCCATAGATGTGCGCCCAATCGTTGCCGACAGCGAAACGCTCGCCCCCGAGTCGACCTCGGGGGCGACCTCTTCCCCCGAGGAAAGTACCGGCTGTTTGAGACCCGAACCGACCAGGACCGCGTTGAGCACGGGTCCAGCGTTGCCGAGGTCGAGCAGGTTCTCGACCGTCTCCTCGGTCATTTCCGGATAATTGCGCTGCAAGGCCGCGGCCACGATCTCGACCAAGACCGCGATCTGGGTTTCGCCCATTTGTGCAGTCACGTCGGAGAGCTGGCGGACCTTTGGCATTAACCGACGCAGCTGCCCCAGCGTCAATGGCGGCACTGTCCATTGCTGGCCGCCCATCATCACCGCCACGCCCGGGATCATCTTGGTCTCCAGACGGGGGCTGGCTTGAGCGCCGATCTCATTATCATTCGACCGTGCTCAGGTAACCGATGGTTCCAGACGCGTCGGCAAAAGCCATGAAGTCGAGTTCACGGATTGTCCAATCGTCGATCTTTGTCGGCATTGACAGTTTATTGGCTGTGCAGGCATTCAGCCGCAGTGCCGTTCCGTCGCCCTTGTAGGTTGTATAAAACGTCGCCTTGAAGGTCGGCGTCGTTCCCATCAACTGGTTGGTCAAAGTCAATTTGTTGCCGCTCGTTGTGACATTGTAAGTGTACGAAATCAGCAGCGCCGCGTTCGCATCGGCAGCCGCGAACGTATAGACTCCACTCGCAAAATTTACTGAATATTGACCCGCTGCCGAAGGGGTGGTCACGCGATTGAAAGCCGTGCCATTGGCGGCATAGATGACCCCGAGATCGTCGTTGTAGCTCGATGCGTTTGCCACCGGCACGGTATAGGGTGCTGCCGCGGGCACGATGGCCGCCTCCAGTTGCGAGATGGCGAATTGACCGGTCGCGGCAGTCACGCCAAAGAACATGTCGCTATAGAGCAAACCGAGGATCTGAGCAAACTTCGCCTTCCCACTGATCTTGCCCTGACCGCGAGCGATCGCCACCGGAAACTGAAGCTGGCCGTAGAGCTCTTTGTCGGTCCAATCGAAATCGATCTGAATATCCTGGAGCACGCCGAACTGGCGGGGGCCGATGCCCGAACCGGTTAAATCGGTGCGCTCACCCCATAGCGCGCCCGAACCGAAACTTAGCTGCATTTCAGATACTCCTTTCCAGATATGAGTACCGCCGTCACCTCAGGTTTTCCTGGCGCCCGGGTCGAGTAGTCGCTTCAAAGCTTCTTTGGCGGCATGCGCTGCATTCCACGCCGCGGTGTCGCGCGCCACTGCCGAACCCCAAAAATGATCGGCCCACCATTGCTCGATCAACCTATCGAGACGGGCATCCCCGTGGCCCGCGGTCGCGGTATCTTTCGCTTCATCACTCATATCGATTCCTTTTCACGGCTGTTCGTCCGGTGCCCGCCTGCGCGCGACCACGGGTAATGCGACGTGTGGGGCCGGCCAAGCAGACCGCAGCTGGCGGGTAAAGCCAGCACGGCACAATAAATGCCGGCAGTTATGCTTTAGAGATTATCGCTAATATAAATGATCGATCAGCCGATGCGCGTGCACGACCGCGGGCCTTAGGTATTTGGCGCAGGGGATTTAGACGCAGGGGATTTAGGCGCAGGGGATTTAGACGCAGAGGATCTCGACCGGGACAATTGCGATCGTCTGATCCCCGAGCACCCCCTCATCCGTCTCGATCTTGCCGGCGATGTAGGCGTGCTGGACCATGTTGGGCAGCCCGAGATTTTGGATGCCGTTTGCCCGCGGCGGCGCCAGCGCCCGCTCGAGCCCATCGATCAGCGGGTTTAGGACTGTTGCCGGCGCTATATAAGGATCGCTGGCATGAGCATATACGTAAAAATCGGCGTATAAGGTCCACACAATCGGTGCGCCCAACGCCTTGACGACCGCGTGCCCGCCTTTTTCGCTCATAAACAGCGCCGGCTGTTCGATCGGAGCCACGTCCGACCAATGCCGCAGGCGGCGATTGGCGCTGGCAAAGCTCGATGATCGGCAAGCCAATGTCCACAGCGCCGAGTAGATCGCCTCCCGATCGATCATGCGAGCGCCTCGCGCACGGCGTCGCCAATTTGCTGGCCGATATCAGTCGCCATATCATCCAGAGCAGAGCGCAGGAATGAACGCTGAGGCAGATTCATCCGCCGGCTGAAGGTGGCGACGCCGATCGTCGTGGCCGCGATCGGGCGCCCAAAGGCGGACTTGATCCGGCGCAGGCTCGCGCGGACGCTGACCGTGCCGGTAAACCCGAATTCCTGTGCCGCGGCATATCGGGCATCGCTGTAGACTGTTGTCTTGACCGCCGCTCCACTCTCCTCAATTCGTACTGCTATTCCTTCTCTGAGCGCGCCACTGCGGACTTGCAACACCTCGCCGCTCAGCTTTTGTTGCACATTGCTTTTCAGATCGTTGCCAAGTTTGACGATCGCCCTCCCGATTGCGGATTGGGCGGCATCTCCTCTCGCTTCGAGCCGATCCTGCGCAGCTTTGTCACCGGCAAATTGGGCAGAGATCACAGAACGCCCCCGATAATCGCTGGATCGGTGGAAGTCGGCGCCATCATCGGCGAAGTGGCGACTATCGGTGCCACCATACGATATTGCTGAAGCAGGGTTAAAATCGATGCGCTCATATCCTTTTGCGAATAGCTGACCGTCTCCCCGCCACCGATTGCCTTGGAGATTTCGCCGATCCGCGTTCGCTCGCGATAGCGCAACGACACGAGTTCGATACACGCCTGAGCGATTTCGGGCGGGGTCACCGGGAAGCCGGCAGTGTAGGAGAAAACAACGTTCTGCGCTCTGCGCGTAAAGTAATAACCGCGTAAGGCTAATTGCGTAGACGAAAAGACGTAGCCAGCCGTCAATCCGCTGTTTGGCGATGGGGGCGGGGCTGGCGGGATGGCAATCCCGTCGATTGTGAGCGACAGGACGGCGCAGACGGGAAAGCAGGCGAATTGGAGACGCTGACCGCCGGTGCCATCGCGGACCTCAATATAGTCTGTGGCGGCTATGCGGCGGCTGAGCCAGGTTTGTATGTACTGGCTTGCCGCGGTGATGAGCCGTGTCAATAGCGCGTCGTCCGTCGGCGGAAACGGGCTCTGCCCAGTCTGCAGCCATGCCTTTACGTCGGCCAGGCTCGTCAGGTCACCGTATGTCATTGAGCCGGACCTCAGGGTTTGCCGTCTGCTGCGGCCGCAGGCCGCCGCACACCCTCACATTGCGTGGCGGTCGGCCCCGACTTCGGAAGAGCGGAAGATCTTGGCTGCGAGCGGTCCGCAGGCTGGATCGGCACAAAACCGCGGGCGATAAGATTGTCGGCCGTGTCAGCCGGCACGCCGGCATTGCCGTTCCCGTCGATACGATACTCGCATCCGCCATAGCCGCAGGCGCGGGCGTGCGGATGCGGCATGACCGGCGGTTGCAGCCATGAAACCGACGGGGCTGGCTTCCCGTGCCGGGGTTCGGGCTTCCTGATTACGTCAAACCCCGCATTGTGCATCAGATAGCGTGCGACTGTCTCAGGCACATAGATGACACGGTCAGCCCCGACCCGGTAGCGCACAGTGCCATGACTTACCTCATCCTGACCGAACACGGCGCGGAGCGCTATTGCCATGGGCCTGGCCTCTCAGCCGTTGGCGATATTGGTGATCACACCCATAGCGAATGGTGCGTAGACGGCCAATACCTCTTCGGCGTAAACCCCGACCTGGCGCTGACGGGTCACGATCGGCCAATCGATCTGATAGTAGTCTTGCCGGGTCTTGATTTCGGCCACGTTGGGGACCTCGTTCGACTGGTATTGGATCGGCAGATTCTCGGCCCAGCCGATGATTGTGCCCGGCGGGACGCGCGGGTGGATCTTGATCGGGATCCGCAAGCCACCATAGATCGCGAACGGATTGTAATAGAATTGTACGACACCGGAAGCGGTCAGCTGATATTCGCCTTGGCTGCCGTCCGCCGGAGAGTCGTAACGCAACAGCGGGCCGGTGCCGTTGGTCAGCACTTTGGTCGTGATATTCTTCAACTCTTGCGAGTTGACGTAAAGGACCGTCGGGGACAGCTCGAAATTGTTCCACATTGCCTGGAACATGTTGTCGATCTCGACAACCGATCCGCGACCGGAAGGGGTGAGGGTCGTGCCGGTGCCCGGCGTCCCGGTCGCCAGCGTATTGACATACGCGTTCGAGCCGGGCATCAGCGCCGTGGTCAGCAGCCCGTTATAGGCGTAGTTCGGATTGGCCGAGTTGTCGACGGTGGTGATTGCCGACTGAGACTGGTTGCCGGTGCTCAGCGGCGCCGAGACCGCAAGGCTGTTCAAGGTCGTTATCGCCTGCAAAGTCTCGGTTCCGCTCGAAGTCGAAATATACCAGGCATAAGCCACTGCACCTTGGATCGCGGTGACGCTGCAGAACAACGACTGGCCGAGGGTTACTGCCTGACTCGCTTCACCGCTGATCGCAGAGGAGCCGCCGCTAAGCGTGAATGTCTTGCCGTCGACGCCGGTGATGGTCTTGGTGGTAGCAACACCCGCAGTCACACTGGAGTTTTGATAGCCCTCCAGGGTCAGAGCAACAACCTTGACGAAATACGTTGCGGCCGGCAGGGTAGCGCCACTGCCTGAGGCCGATAAGGTCGGGCTCGATGGTGTACCGAGCTGCAGCGACGCGTTGCCCGCCAAGATCGCCATCTCTTCCTTGAGCATCATCTTCTGCAGCAGCCGGAAAGTCATCCGCGCCTGAATGTCT